TGTGCGTCACCACCACCATCGTTACCCTTGAAAATGAGAAGCTCAGTCTTTTTGAAAGTTGGGTCATACACTCGTTCCTGTAAGTAGCAGTTACCAAAGATGTCATTCTGCAAACCACCAAACGTTATTTTTTCTCCAACAACGACATTTCCATTCACCTCCAATTTTCCACGAGGTGCATCTGTGCCTATACCAATATTACGCGACGTACCACTTATATACAAAGCGGTCGAACCCGGTTCAGAAACCTTTTGGTAATTTTCAGTGATTCTGAAGTCACCAGATCCAGATGCACCAACTGACCACCCAGTCAAAGCTGTATCATTATCACTTTGAATATAAGACGTGAATGCATTACCTTCTGCAAGATTAGTCTGCATCGCCACGATGGCATCTCCAGATGGAGCTTCGTGATTGTGTACTAGGATACCATTTTCTGTTGGATTACCGACACCTGTACAGAATACTTCGAGGTGTGCAGCGGGTTGTGTGGTACCGATACCAACACGGCTATCGGCACGTAGGGTTAAAACCTCAGTTTCGTCGGTATACCGGTCATCGGACAAAAATATATCAAGTTTTGACTTAGATTTCCCCACAGTGTTATCATATTTACCCATTTTGAAAACAGCTCTCACACCATCTCGATCAGAGTTACCTTCGCGAGAGAGTTGCATAATATCTACAATGTCTAGTGTCGCACCAGCGATTGCTTGCGTGTTGGATACAACGAGGGGTACTCCCGCAGTATCATAGCTGTTATCATATTGGATTGGATCATTTATGAAAACCGTACCACCAGAAGTATGGAAACGACCTTGGGGTGTCGCGGTGCCCACACCAACATTACTGGATTCGAGGATGGTCAACTTCGCCGCTCCCATCACATTCGAGGTGCTCGCGTAAAAGCTAAGACCCTTCCCACTTTTGACGATGTTCTCCACTTTATTCTCACCAGTGACAGGATTGGAATAGATACGCATCGATGTATTCCCACTGATTCCATTCCAGATGTTTCCATACACTGTGGCATTACTCCCCAATACGTGAACATTTCCAGAGACGGTCAATGTCTCGGTCGGTACAGTTGTCGCTATACCAACTTTTCCGTTAGATGCAATACGCATACGCTCAGCGTTTTTTGTTTTGAATCGAATGTTTTGGTTAGAACTCGAAGTGCTCGCGCCATACACCTCGATGGAGCTTACATTGGAAGCAGTTGGACCGGATTTAAGAGTGAGTACATTTGATGTACTGTCTCCACCATATCTATCTGCATGAACTGTGACACTCGACGCCGATGAAACGACATCCGTCACGAGATTTGTTGTTGCCACATTTCCTAAAACTGTGAGAACATTCTCTGCATCTATGTTTGCAAAAATACTGGCACCTATCGAGAGTGTATCCTTGGGTGACGTGTTCGATATACCTGATGGCGCTGTACCCGTCGTTCGTATGGCACCCATTTGAACATTACTATTGATGATCACAGGTACTTCAGCTCCGGGGTTCATCGTGAGCAAACTACCAACTTGTAAACCCCCAGGACCCACAAGAAGACGTTGTGTGTAGAGATTGCCACTCGAGTGGAATACATTTGACCCGGTATCTTCGAGGTAAACATTCGATCCCACATCGATGGTGTGTACGGGATTTGTATTCGAAAACCCAACATTTCCATCGGTGTACAACTGACCAAACACGTGGAGGTTTATGGTGTTAGAGTCAAAGGTGATCGTTGTATCCTCTGGTCCAATAAAGGATCGTGTCAACACAAATTCATTCTCAGACATATCGTAGCCGAAGACGAGATTCGCTTCATTGGTATCTTCACTCATGATGAGTGCTGTATCGAACGTACCCGCACCATTGTTTTTACCCATAAGAATCACTGGATCCTGGACAACAAGATTCTGTACGGTTTGGTAAATCGTCGTATCAGTGACAAAAACATTACCAAAGACATTCATATCACCGTATAATTTAAACTTGCCATTCTCGACTATCACGTCACCATTTTTGAAAACAGCGACATTCGATCCAACATTTGTGGATGTACCAACTGAAAGTTTTGTATTTACATTCACATTGGTTGCTACCATATCACCACTCACTGTCAAGACATTCGACCCAATACTATCCACCTTAAATTTCTGGTTAGTGGTTTGTAAGATGTTTGAGGCGATCACATTTGTCGTGGCTAAATTACCACGAACAGTCATCAAGTTTGTAGCATTTCTGTTAATCACGACATTGCTGGTACCAACCTGAAAATCGTTCACAGGGATTGCGCCTACACCGATTTGTGTACTTGTCAAACGAACGACATTACTGAGCCCAGTCACCTTAAAATCCGTTTGATTGGCTGTAATCTTCCCGGGTACAGTGAGAATCTTAGTTTCAACGCTATTCGAAGCAGTAAGATCATCGACATCGATCTCAGAAGTGATGATACTTCTGACCGATGTCAAAACATCCTGTTCTACTGGGTCTGCATCAAGACTCGACACGAAAATTTGGTCGAAACGAACTGTTCTACCCATATACTTTAGTTACCGAATAAAATTCCAGCTAAACCATCCTTGATCCTGAGAACGTTGTAGTTCACTGCGTATATGAAAATGGCTTGATTTGAAGGTCGATTGAGACCCTTCTCTACACCACGTAAAATGAGTTTCGCATTGTCGAGACGACTGAAGTTACACGAACCAGAGGGGTTGTACTCAGAAGCATTCAAGCAGAAGTGGTACCCAAAGTAGCGTGTATAAAGAAGTACTTCAGTTTCGGGAACATATTCACTGGTACCGTAGGAGGACTTGAAATAGTTTTGGACAGTATGGAAATAAAGTGGGGACATATTCTCGAGTAGAGGTGTACCATTGATTTGGATATCAGCGTTTAAGAATGTAAAACGATCATTCGCGAAATCATCACTGAGAGCACCAAATCCCCAAAAGAGAGACTTGACTGGGTGATTAAAGCTCGAAATATCTATGACATTGTAGCCACCACCCTGGGTGTTGTCTACTACGGTCGTGAGTTCACTTTCAATCTTCTGCGTTTGTGTGATGATAAAATCTATACTCCGTTTCGTGAGTGATTCACGCTCATCCTTATCCAAGTAAATGTAGTTTCCATAAACCTTAGCCTGTTTATCTATTTCCTGTATGGATGCAGTGTTTGCTTCATCAAAGTTGATTCTCAATTCGACTTGATGGTTTTGGAGAGCGACGAGGGGTAAGAATGCCTTGTGATCACAGAAAAAGAAATGAAGTGGTAAGAACGCTGGATTTGCAGTCGAAGTCTTGTTATTGAGTTCTTGAGACTTGTTCCAGGTATCCGCCATATAGTTTGGCCAGATGTCACTGTAGTAGTCGTAATGTTGAGAATCAACCTTTTGACCACCGATAAAGAGATCTATGGTGGAGTTGTAAAAAAGGTTTGAAGAGATGTTGGCTGTCCTAGATGTCGCTTCAAACCACAACCCATTAATGACATCACCCAAAACTGGAATAGTTATAGAAGTGTCAGTGGAACTGATAGTTTTGATAAACTTGGGAGCTTGTGAAAAGTTTGTGTGTCGAGCAAACTTCATACGGAAAAAAGAATGTCCCTCTTCACTTGTGAGGTACAGATCTTGAACACCTTTAGACACGAGCTGTATTAATGCACCAGACATTTAATAGATGTTCAGATTATAAAAACAGACACTTTCCCTGAGGGAACTCACTCTTTTTTTCATCCATAGACTTCCCATGAATCTTAAACCCACCTTGTCGATACACTTTCATTCTCTTGTAGTACATCGCCGTAAACACTGACCATGGATCATGGACATCATAGATGTGTGGATCATTTTTCTTACCCTTGGTTTCTCTCATGATACGACCAATACTTTGAGTAATATCTGACTTTGGACTCGCGAGGATTACAGTATCAAGGGTTGGAATGTCAAGACCTTCGTGGGCTTGACTGAATGTTGCGAAGATGATCTTCTTCTTGGAAGATTCTTGGAGAGCAGCCTCCTTCATACCACCCATGTAGAGTCCAGATGTCTTGGGGAAACATTGGTGTAGAAGTTCACAATGTTGACGTCGATCACTGAGAACGAGGAGCTGTCTTGTTCCGGACGAAGCTTTCTTCACGAGTTCCACCAACATCTTGTTTCTCTGACGATCCTCGACAAGTTCTGTGATCATGTTAGGCATTGAGATCTTTCCATTCCTCATAGAGGGTGGTGGGTTCCTGTAGTTTGGTGAATCGAATGTCACTGGAAACACTTCAACCTGTCCCTGATTCTTCCTCTCTACAGCGAAAAAGGTGGGACCCATAAACCAATGGAGTACCTTTGTGAGGCCATCCTTTCTCTCAGGGGTTGCTGAGAGTCCAAAGATGTGTCGAGGACAGAGTTTGAAGAGACTCTGACTAAACACTTTGGCACAAATGTGGTGAGCCTCGTCCACGATGAGAGTACCCACGGTGTCAAAATCGGCAAATGAATACTCTTTGAGGGAAAGGGATTGGAGCATCGCGATGACAAAATCACAATCCACTTCCTTCCTGTTCTGTTGAACAACCCCAATCGTGGCGCCTGGACAAAACTGTTGTATCCGCTCCTTCCACTGATCCGCCAAGAACTGTTTGTGCACAACAATCATCGTCCTATAACCCAATTTACAAGCTATGGCCAGGGAAACCGTCGTCTTGCCGTAACCACATGGTAAAGAAAGGATGCCATGGCCTGCTTTAATTGCAGCTGACATTGCTTCATTTTGGTGTGTGGCATCTCTGAGTTGTCCAGCGAACTTTGTTTGAATTCGTGTGGGTTCTGGTCTTCGATCCTCTTTAGGCTCCCCAAGTTTAGAAGTTCCGTAGAATCTTGGAATGCACACTCCATTTTTAGTTGCTCTGAAAACTTTGAAAGGCGGTGGAGGAAATCCAAAGTCTCCATTGACTTGAGGTCTTACGGTAAGTTCCTTTTTAATTTCTTGGAGTGGACCCTCACTCACGAGGTACCCAGTTCTAGTTAGGGTGGTCATACCCAAATCACGACTACAAACTTTAATTGACTAAAGAAGAACTTGCGAGTATCCATGAGAACCCCGAGTAATTTTCAACATTCCAAACACCCTTAAAATCCACTTCAATTTCAACTTCATCCCCTTTCATGAGAGATTGCATGGGTCGACCCCTAACTTCACACATCACCCGTCTATAACGAAACGGAACCTTCACAGTGAGGACGTGACCATCGAGGGGGTTGTCCACATGTTTATTTTTGATGAGACACTGCTTCAATGTATGCATTCGTTCTATAATTTCCGAGACTTTGGCAGGAATTATAAAACGGATATACTTTTTACTATTGAAATCATACATGGGTTCATGAACTTTCGCCACAAACTTCATTGATTTCTGTTACGATAGACTAACACTAAAACTATAAGTAATACGATGGTGATCAATATCACCTGGGAAAGAAGTATGGGTCGAAGAGGCTCACGCGTTCCAAAACACTGATGACTGAGGGTTCTCGAAACTTCGATACCAGCCTCGATACTCGAGTATGGTGTGTGTCGAGGAGACATCATACCACACATAGCCACTTTGGAACACTTTCCAAAAAAGGGGAGTTGTCCATCGAGGCTGAGAACACCCGAGGATTGGGAGAACTCCCACTTTTCTCCATTCCATTCGGCACCCCAACCTATGCGTACTTCTTTGGGTTTGGGTACACCCAACTGTTTCACAACTTCAGCCTTCAATGTTTCGGGATCAGTCGCGAGAATTTCTTTGGTGAGATGGCAAATGACACACGATATTGTTTTCGTTCCATACAGAAGTTTGGGTTGGAGATTCCATTTGGTAGTTGCAGCAACTTCGAGGTCTGATTTGATTTCTGGAACCTTTTCGTAATCCAGAAGAACATTGATTGCTCCGTAAGTACTATCCCTTACGTTCTTTACCATGTCAGATCCCCAATTATCTCCCATCAACTTGAAAGCTGGACTATTGTCCAAACATAGGAAAAGCATACCGTCATCAATGACAGTTCCATTAGAAAATGATGCTCTGAAACTATCCTCACCATACTCCACCCCATTCAACTCTGTTCCGAAAACAAAGTTCACACCTATGTTGAGGAGTGCTTCTTCCATAGCATCACACATGACTTTTCCAGAAACCCTCTGTGTACAGGGTCGTGAGAGTGCCACATGATTCAAGTTTTGTACAAATTCATAGGCAGTCATGACATCCCAAGTGACACCATCCATGATGAGTGGGAGGTGTTCGATGCAAGCCTGGCCACTCTCCGTTAAGGTTCCAACAGCATCTTTGAGTGAAATGGTTTTGTACTTTTTTGGTTGTGTGAGTACTCTCGAAAACAGTGACACAAGTGTACCATAGTCTTTTGGTTTCAGAGAACGGAAAACATAGTTTATGTGTTCACCGTTGTCTTTGGGTCGAAACATCTCATCCCAAGAAATACCCATCTCTCTGAAGAGTGATTGTGTGTTGATAAACGCTCGATCGAAAACAATCCTATGTGCATGAAGGTCTCGAACCTCCATATCAGGTTCCCACCAAGAACCACCCGCTGACACTTTTCGATCATAGACGGTCACGTCATGTTCGCCTGTTCTACAAATTTCCCATGCGAGGGACATACCTGTCGGGCCAGCACCAACGATGTGAATCTTCATTCTACTTTTAACTGACAAATTAAATCAAACCAGTCTTCCTCCGCTCCTCAGGAGTTTTGAAAGCATAGATGACAGTCAAGAAAATCACAGTCGACAAGAGTGCATACTCGATGTCTTTCGTGGCACTGAACGCGATGAGCATGAGAGACATGAAGCGGAATGTTTTATTGTCAAACAGCGCCTTCAGCCTCATGGGGATTTCAATCGCATTACCAGAGAAGAGACCCTGATACAAGATGATCAACGAAAAGAAGACGGGTTGAGAGTTTATAAACATTTCCGCTGGTCTAGTCACGGGTGAAAATAGGTTGGCAACTTTTGTCATTTATATAACTTAAGAAAATAAAAACCTCATCAGGTAATAGGATGTTATGTGTAGCCAAACAGATTCCTGTGAAGCTTCCTAACAGAAAGTTGAAAACATGGAAATTTGCCGGTAAATTTCTATGGAAAAACGCCACTGTACAAAATAAATCAGAATTGGGTCGTTGGACGAAGGAGGAACTCCTCGAACTTGGACCAACCTTTGTAAAATTAGGTCAAATCGCTTCGACGAGAGGGGATCTCTATCCACCCGAATTTACAAAAGAGTTGGAATCATTACAGGATGACGTCCCTCCCGTGGAAATGAATACACTTGTAAATCAAGACATCTTCAAAGA